GTGCGCCTGGTTGCCAAGTCATTGTCTCAATTAACCTGTAATCACCCTTCTTTTTATTCTGTTTTTCCTTATCCTTCTTCCATCGTTTCCATACCCAGTCATGCCCTGCTGGATTGCAAGTATGAAAGGAACAACGCATTGCGTTTTTTCTACGCATCTGACCCGCAGCAGCAATAAAAGTAGCTTCAGTCATTTCTTCGATCTGATCAAACGCAAACCACCCTAAATTCATAGATTTTATCCTTTGAATAGAGTCTCTGGAGTCATCTAACGCCATATACACGATTTTAGACCTGTTTTTAAAGATAATTTCTCGGTCTTGGGCGCGATGTTTGTCAATAAACCCCTGACCAAGATCGAGCAACTGGATGAGCGTAGATTTCTTGAATGAATCCAATACTTTTCTACCCATTAACCCTAAATTGCCCTGAAATGCTGCACTTTGATGGATAGCCTCCATACACATTGCCTCAGTTTTACCTGTTCCCAAAGATCCCGCTAATACTTGATGTTTGCTCCAACCTGTAAATAAATGATACTCTTCCTGATGATCTAAAGGCGAGGTTGCGTTCCCTTCACCATCTCTATACGATATATTGACTTCCATTAAGCCTGACCCTTATACCACATTTCCCAATCAATAGGTAATTTGCCATTATTATCTAATTGAAACAGATCTAAAGCAAATTGTGTGGCTTCATTAGCCATAAATGGGGTTAACCCATAAGAAGTACGAAGATATACCTCAAATATATCTTTTGGGGTCATGTGAATGTTATCGCGGATGGCTTCTCGTTCCAATCTGCTTAATTTATCTTCATCTTCTTTAATACCGCTTCCCTATCCTTTGGTGAAGTGCCAGAAACCATCACATTCACCTGTGTATTTTGTTGATTCGTTCTGTCTCTATACTTACCTGGGTCGTGTGCTTTGAGCTGAAAAATACGCTCGGTTACATTGCCCGCTTTTCCTGCTTGAGTGAAAGAGAGCTTTTCGAGTTCATCCAATCTATCGGTTAAGAATCCTTGTTGTATTTCTTTGACTGCCTGCTGAAATGCAGGATCACCTTTCATCGCGAATCGTACCGATTGTGGGAAATAACCCATTTCTTTAGCAGCATGGGATATAAACCCGTTATTTGCTACTAAATATGTCAAGAATTTGTCTTTTTTTGCAGTAAAACGAGTTTTTAAGCCTGTTTCTTCTTCATATTCAGCAAGAAATGTCTTTAAATAAGGATTGTCTTGCGCGTTTTTTGTAGCTTGCTTTATCACTTCCGTCTTGCTCTTCTTCTTTCTTGGCATATAAGTATAACGAAAACATACACTTATAGTTCCGTTAATATCAACACATACAAAAAAAGCCTTTTAGGCATAAAAAATACTCTGGGTTACATAATACACCCCCTGTGCGTTCGTCGGAGCGGTGTATGGGGGGGTGGTTGACATGGTTTGTCGCTCGTCGTTTTATCCGCTCTCCTTATAATATATACTGCCGATTTCTTTTATATATACTGCGCTGTAAGTATAATAAAACCAGGTATTTATAATGCGGTGCGGTGCGCGGTGCGGTCTTATATACTTATTACATATTATTAGAAACTATTATAAATTATTAGGAATGGTATGTAATACTTTGTAATATTAGTCAGCTCATGCGGAGCTAATACAAACAGTTAACAAGGAGAAAAAAGATGTTAATAAAAGATGGTAAATATACTTATGAAGTATTCTTAATTGATGATGGCTCATTAGATACAGTCATAGAGATTAATGGCAAGATTTTTCGTTTTGATTCTGAATACGCAAGTATATACAGAAATAAAAGCGGAGAAATGACAGAAGAAGGCTTAAAAGAGTTAGCAGAAGAAACTATTTACTTAGAAGAATTATAATAAACCCTTTTTTAATAGGAAAGTTAGGGGGGTGGAATTGCTTCCACCCTCTAAAAAGGAATAAAACACAATGAAAAAAGAACAAATAAAAAAATTATTGAATGAAGATCATAAAATTAAGGTATTTATCACAATTAACAATAAATCTGATAAAATGATTTTGAAAACTTGGATACATAAAAACAATGAATGTTATGAAGTTTATTATAATCACATAAAAAGTTTTTTAAATCCGAATCAAATAAGATTTATAAAAGCATTCAAAAAGGCTAAAAATATCACTTTTCAAGACTTAATAAGTGCAAATATGGATGTAAAAACAATGCACTCAGCATTGAAAAAACTTGAATACTTAGAACAAGATTAAACCCTCTAAAAAGGAGAAATAAAACCATGATAAAACAAGTAGACAAACACACATCACAATTAACAGGCTTTGAATTATTCCAATACATGAAAAGCAGATTTAATAAAACCGATGAAGAGGCAATTAAATCAATGAAAGAAAACAACCAAGATACCTCTTTTTATGCAGAGTATAAACAAGCAAAGGAAGAGAAAGAAAAACGCCTAAAAAGGCAAAGAGAAAACCTTATAAATGAGTATTCGCTGACAGATCCTAGAGTCATTGCTGTAAGTCAATCGGCAGAGGTAACACCAGAAGAAGCAATAGAATTGATTATTGATGAAGATTGGATTTGCTTATCAGACGAAGAAGCAGACGAAAGAGCCGAGGAATACATCCTTGATTCCGTTTGGGCATTTAATCCCTCTTTCCTTTCATATCATACTGACATTGACGAAGAAATATTTAAGCTATTGCAAGACAAATGCGAAGGCTCAAACGATGCAATATTACGAATGATAAAGGATAAAGATTACTTTGTCGAAGATGCTATTAATTCAGACGGTAGAGGGCATTTTATCAGTTTTTACGATGGAGAGGAACACGAACAGTATATCAATAACAATTTTTACTATTGCTACAGAATCAATTAACCAAAGGAGATTAAAAGCTATGCAAAACAATATAGATTATAATTCTGATAAACACTATGATAAACTGACTGATTTAGAATGGGAGAAATTAACAGACAGGTTAAATGAAATTGAGCAAGATCAATTAATTGCATGGGGTTTACATAGAATAAGCGGTGGGTTTGTGAAAGCAGAATTTGATTATGTAGAAGGGGATTTAATAGGGATATGTATTACAGATGGTGTGCAAAGTGATTGCGAAAATAGAGTCAATGAGACTTTCTGCGAATTATACAGATCAAATTTAGAATACAAAAATTAACCAAAGGAGAATAAAAGCTATGAAACTTATCGGAAAAAATAAAAACTCAGCTATTGAACTTGATTTTTACACCGAAAACCCCGAAGGAATTATTGATGAAATGAACTCTAACGGCTTTGAGTGTGAATATTGGACAAATGGCATTACGGGAAAATTAACCTATCCAAATTATAAAGATGCGGATGAAATAGCTTGTAATTGGGTAGGAGTAGAAACAATGCAATCTTGGTTTGGAGATTGGGAATATTTAGATAATAAATTAACAAAATAACATTTTCTCCCTCAAAGGGTGGGGTAGCTCCGCATAGCAACGCCCCACCCTTACCCCTCGGAGAAAAAAAGGAGAGTAAATAATGATAGAAATAAAAATGGTTTGTGAGGAGTGTGAATATGATTTTTTTGGTGAAGATCAGTTGATAGATAGCTTAGATGATGATGTTTGCAATGATCATATTTGTAATGATGAATGGGCGCATCACAAAGGTTATACAAAAAATACAGTTTTCAAAGAAGAGATTGAAAAATATATCAAAAAACAATTCAACATGAAGGAGAGTAAATAAATGAATAATAATCAATTAAAAATCATTAAAAACTTAATAAATCTTTTTTATGAGTTTACTGGAGTAAATAAAGAAACAAATGAATTTTATTTAACAGAAGATGGGTTTCATCATCATTTAGTTGAGTTACTAGAGCCAAATAGTGAAAATATGACAAATCAAGAATATGCAGAAATATTAGATGCAATACAAAGTGAGTTTTGTCCATCAGTTGAAGAATTAAGAAATTAACCAAAGGAGAGTAAATAATGATCAACATATTAGCAATCATAATAATGATATTTGGCTTAATAATAGCTAAATATCAAACAGATTTAAACATAGAGCGGAGTAACACCGATTCATGGAGAGAAACCGCAATGATGTTAACCAAGCAAATCAACATGAAAAAGGAGTTACAAAGATAATGGACTATACAGCTTACAAATTAGGATGTGAATTATATTGTTTTGACGAAAAACAAAAAGCAGTTGATTTTATTGGTGATCTTAAAAATTGGAAACTATTATGGTCAATTAACAAAAAACAATGGATAGCGTTAAAGGAGTTAAAAAGATGACTAAATATAAAATTGATGACCTTGTTGAAGAGGCTGAGGTTATAGAGGGTTTTGTTGCAACTCTAGTAAAGAAATTAAAAGATGGATATTGGAAAGTATATGTACCAATGGGTTTCAATTCAAGTTATGAAGTTTGGCATGAAGAAGATTTCAAATTATGGAGGAGGTTTTAGTATGAAGTGTAAAAAATGCACCAAAGCCAAAAGCTGCGAAAAGTGTGAACAACACCTTAACTATATATTAAGGGATTTGATGAACTTTATGGATAAATATAGTTCTGAGGATCAAAGAACAATAACCAAAAAGGAGAGTTAACATGGAATTAACATTTTACAAAGACAATAATATAAATAAGCCTATAAAAAAAGACCTGAATGACTTAGTAAAACAATATAGTAAACACCTTAAAAATGAGGAAAATGTACATGAAAAGGAGCATTCTCAAATGTTAATATGGTTTTTAGGTGAATTTGGATCATGGGATTTTGATATATGGGAAATAGAACATCATTTTTTTAAAGCGTATAAAAAAACAGTATGGGGTGAGTAGAATGATACTATTTAAGCAGCGTAACAAAAAAAACCTATTAGGATGGGATTTTATCTTAAAAACAGACACCTATTATATTGAATTTGATATCAAAAACAATTTAGTTGCTATGATTTCATATACAAACAGAAAAGATGTGTCTGATGAGGATAAATATGAGGATTATGAAATGGTCTTAGATGAAGATTATGATATTGTAGCGTATTGCAATGATATAAAAATAGTCTTAAATCAAAAATTCTTGTTAACAGATAAGGAGCAGAAAAATGGATAGATCAGAGTGTTGTGGAGCAAAGGTATATGATGATACCGATATTTGCTCAGAGTGTAAAGAACATTGTGATGTTTGGGAAGATAAGGAGTAGTAGGATGACAAAAATGGATAACATTTATCAACTTGTCTATTATGAAGGAGATGAAAAGCATATAGTATGGAGTGCGAACAAAGTAGAATTAGATGAAATGATAAAAGGATGGGAAGAACAAGGTTTTGGAACAGGAGATGACATTATAAAGAAAATCAGCTTTAATGATAAATCAGAATTGGTTGATCAACTTAATAACTTAGAAAATAAGAGTTAACCATAGAAATCATATACCAGGTCATGCTTTTCAGATGGGTTGCATTTAGGACAATCTTCTAGCTGCAACCCTCTCTTTGGTAAGTTTGACCAATAGTATATTTTTACCAAATACTTCCTTTTATTTGTATATCTATACAAGCTTTCAGTTTCATAAACTCCACATTGTTTACAACATAATAATCCACTTATTGTCATAGTTAACTAACCCCGTTCATTATATGATGTAGTTATGTAGTTACTCGTCGTGAAAAAATATCCCACTTTTACCCTTAACTACATAACCACATAAATTACATACACAGCGATTCTATGTATTTTCACTTTCATATTGCTTCAATTCGGTGTGGTTAAAATCATAATGGTTTCTTTTTTCCTTATAAATAAAACCCCACTTTATCATTGTATTTAGATACCTACTTAACTTGGTATCGTAATTTGTTTTCGTTGGCATCCAACCCTGATCTGCTTGTACAAATTTCCATATTTTTTCTTTATTAAAAGATTCCCCATTTGTATAACTATAAAAGCCAATAATCACTTCCATTTCCCACCGCTTCTTTGCTTCCATAACATGCAGTTTTTCATTTACAATTACTGCACCTCTTTCAAAGAGTACCTCTTCCCGATTCCAATTCAGTTTAAAAGCCATACCATTTAATTCGCAATGTTCATCCCTTACCTTTGTAATCTTACCTCTTCGTAAATCTGTTCCTAAAGTGCTATCACCTATCTGAAATACATTATGTACATAATTGGTTAAGTGTTTACCCCCATGAATCAATCCCTTACTTAATATCGGTTCTTCATCATGGTTGCTGCTTTTATTATGGTGTCCTACTAAAACTATAGAGTTGCCTGTCTGAGTTTTAATTAACTGTATCATTGACAGGATCTGTTGTAAGGCATTATTATCTGAAAGGTCTTGGTTGGTACTCGTATAGATGTTATCTACGATTATTACCCCATTTTTAAGCCCTACATCCTCTACTGTATCCTTAAT